TCCTAGTTCTAGAAACACCGGGCGTACTGTTACGGTATAAGCGTATTTTATGACCCTGACTGCACCTTCTTACAATCATTATTTACCAACTTTTTTCATTGCTATTTTATGAGAGTCTGTAAATGTTTTACCTTTTTTCATTAAAGAAACCATTTCTTTTAAATGTTTGGCAGTATGGTGTTTAGAATGTCTTTTCATAGCACCTTCCTGTCTTTTATTTAAACCACTTAATGATATTCCTTTAATCTTCACGCTTCTACCTCTTCGGGTTCTTCTTTTGACTTAAGAGAGTTACGAAGCATATTAATGAAAGCCTCTTTACCAACTTCTAATTGTTCTTTCATAAACGCATTGGTATTGAGTTTATTCTGCATATCATTAATGTGATTTAGCATCTGTTTTTGTTCATCTGTCATGTCCTCGATAACATACTCTTTATCATCCAGACTCAAAACAGGCTTTTGTTCTTTTTCTTTTTTAGCCATTATGACTCCTTGTTTTTATTGTTAATTACCATACAGCTAAACCATCCCATTCCATAACAAATGAGACACAGTGCTAGCAATGGTAATGTTTCCATTATAATTTCTTAAAATCTTCGATAGCCTTTGCAAGTCCATCACTTTGAGCTTTAGCTCTTGCCATG